GAATTAGTACTGATATGGAAAAATCGGCCGTTAATAGCGATCCACTTTGTACCTCAAGGACAGAGGGAGCACTCATAGCCGAAATGTTTAGGTGTATATCTGAGGCCGCTAGTTTGTTAAACACAGCTACGGCTAAAGACTCGATACCTTGTAGGTTGCCCTGATTATCAAACATAGGTACGGTCATGATGATCCTGAAATTAGCAAGAGGCGCAATAGATGCGTATGAGTTATTGCTTGGCGTGATGTAATTCTCTGCCGGGCTGATAATTACGCTATTAGCCGTAATTGTGGCCGGAGGGTAGCTGTATGTATTCCAGTCGTTAGGACTGTCTAAGGCGGCAGCTAGTGTCGCTCGAAGTGTCGTTATAGCAGCCGTCATTATCCGACCATGGTATTTGGATTGGTGTATCCGGCGATTAGACCGCGGATCTTGCCGATCATCGAGTTACCCATGCGATAAGGGCTAGGGCTAAAACCATCGATGGATACGCCGCCGGTCTGGCTGACCTGACGGGCTTGGAAAATGTCTGTCGCTAAAATCATGGCAGCTTCTCTTACAGCTGGCGTAGTCGCGTAAGCGTTTGTCTTTGTGTCTGCTCCTATGGCTTGTCCGTAAGGCAGTACTCGAGAAAAATTAATGTTTGCATTTGTCTTGGCAAACTGAATAAAGCTATAGCCGTTAGGCCAATTCCATGTAAAAGGGTTCCAGAAAAGGTTAGGGATCTGTGTAGTAGTACCCGCAGTCCAAGGCATCGTGCCGGTAATTGTGTACGTGCCGTTAAAGGTTGAGCCGCACCCACTCAAGGTTACAGACTGACCGACACTAAAGATTGCAGGATTAGCGATCATTACAGTAGCTACATTATTTTGCACAGTCGTACCTACTACCGGAGCAGATGCGAACCATAAAAATTGGTTGAGTAAATCTTGGGCAGCCTGACAGCACGTTTCGACGATATCCGACGAATAAAGGTTTTCAATTCCTAAATTCGCACGAAGCTCTGCCTCGGTGACGTATGTAGCTGGCACTTATTTACTCCTGTCTTAAAAAAGGCCGGGAGGGCTCAAAGGGCTAAGAGCCCTCCCGACTACTAGGGTTTATCTCAGGTTAGGTTGAACTTAACGAGGCCGTTAGGCATCTTGGCGATAGTTGCCATGTAGCCGTAAATAGCGACCTGTACCTGTAGCGATCCGACTACGTTTACGCTCATGAAATTCTGAGCGGAGCGGTATACGGTGAAAGCCTCAGGTGCAAGAATTACAGCTGAGTCATCGATAGTAGTAGTAGCTGTAAAATTCTTGTCTACGTATAGATCAAGACCTAGCACGTTGCCGCGGATTGATCCCGGCTGTGTTAGTCCAGCTGCGTTCATTGGCTGAGAAGCCGAATAAATTGGTCGCCCGGTGGTATCCACAGCGCCCATCAATAATTGCCATTGGCTAGGGTTCGCCACGTAGTTTTGTGCGAAGTAACCAGTTGCCTGATAGACCTTAGCCGCTGCATCTGAAGCGTAACCAATAATTCCAGCGCTTGATGCTGGCTGTGTTGCTCCAGCTTGTGCAGCTGAAAGCATCGCTGTTAGTACAGCTGTGTCGATTGTCTTTAGGTAGGCATTTTCAAGCTGAGTAGTAAGCTCCGCAAAAAAATTCGGATCTGATCTCTCGAGCAATTCTACGCTGTAGGTATTTGCGCCGGCGTACTTAGATACGGTTCCAGTTAAATATGCAGTTTCCATCCCAGTATTAGCAACTGTTCCCGCTTCTGCCTCAACAGTTACGACAGGTGCTACGCCTGTACCGCCTCCAGCTGAAGTAACAAGAGAAGGTACGTTAATTGTCATACCGCTTGTAGGTAGTGTGCCTTGTGAGCACGCATCGATAGCAGGTGTACCAAAACGAGTATTTGTTACAAACTCTGATAGGTACTGTGTAGGTGAAAACGCTGGATTTGTTGAAAAGCTGTCATCGGCAGCTGTTACATAAAGACGTGAGTCCTCGCTACCAAGAGCAGCTTTAATCTTGTGCTCTGTGTATGTAGGCATTGAGATAATTGGTGTGCGCACTCGCTGAGAGTCAAGTGCAGATGGACGGATAATCTTACGAGCGGCTTCGACTTTTTCAGCCTCGACCGGTGTATCTACCGGAGTTTCCTCCGATGTATTTTCTGGGGCTGTAGTCACAGCTTCCTCGCTTTCGGTTTCTGTTTCGGTCTCTACGATTGTCGTATTGATCGTTGTGGTTTTTGTGCTTGTGCTTGTAGCTGCCTCGAGCGCTGCTCGCGCGGCTGCAATATCAGTAACGGAGGCGCTTGAAAAGGCAGCGCTCTCTACGAGGCTTACCTCTTTGAGGACAGCCGCCGTAACTAACAGGTATTCACCCATCGGCTTAGAGGCCGTTACATCGACCCCTACGGATAAGCCACTTACTAGGTTTTCCTGAGCGAGTACGAGCGCATCTTGTCCTCGAGTGCTGCTCGATAACTTAAAAGATCCGTATACGCCTTCGGTTGAGTCGCTAAATGAAATTGCGCGACCTACCGGCTTATCCTGTTGATGCTGTGACAGTAATTTAATTTTTGAGGCATCTGGGATCGCAATAGATCCGCGCTCAAACACGACAGGGCCAGCGGATGTATATCCGACTTCGCCATATGGTGCAACGAGTCCAGAAACGATCCGGCGTTCACCGTCTGCGGCTTGTATCTCTTGGCTAAACGTTAGTAGCACTTGCATCTCCTAGCGGTGTGAGTTGTTCCATTTGTCGAGCTTGGTTTACATCGATTAAATCTAAGCTAAGCATTTTTTCGATAATCTCTAAACGCTCTTTAGCATCTGCACGTAAGAAGCTATCGTCTACAGCGAAGCGCACTTGGTTTGCTGAGTTTGTAATATCGTTCATAGATAAACGATCCTCAATAGCAGAGATGTACGGCTGTAGTGAGTACGCGACAAACTCTTTACGACCATCGATAATGTTTTGATATGTCATCGAGTTATTCATATCGGCAGAAATGTAATACGCCGGTACGTTCATAGCGCGAGCGATTTCAGTAGCTAAGTACTGAGATGCTTCGTTGTACATCATGTCTTTAGGACTAAAGCCAATATTTTCTACGGTAAGAGTGCTAGTTAAGTACGCCGTACTGCGCGATGCGCGTGATGCTTTCCATGCAGCGAGTAAACCTTGTACTTGTGACTCAGGCAGATCAGCTCCGTTATTTTTCAACACAGTCGTGGCCATGGGAGTGGCCGCGCTAACAGCGCTTGCTCGCTGGATATCGAAAGCGGCTTTAATTGTCGTGCTCGATGTATCTAATACACCAGGAGTTAAACCTTGGAAAGTAACGAGTGAGTCGATACCGCCCATTGGTACAAGGTTGCCATCGACATAATAATCTTTAATTTCAGTACCGAATTTATTTGTAGTAAATGTAACTCGGTTATTAGCGATCCACTCAAACCCACTAGGGCGGCCATCGTCTGCATACAAAGATGTAACGCGCCAATATGCAACACCGTAAAAGATTAAACTATCTACTGTTGCAGAGATAGTAACGCTACGAGGCTGACGGTAGTCCGGTTGCTCTAACCAAATAGGGGAGCCTAGTTTTTCGCCTGTTGATTTTTTGTATAGTGCTAAATCAATACCTGCAATAACTCCAGCGATTAAATTACGGCAACGTGCAACGCTAGCGACCTGTAATGCAAAATTACGATCGATACTAGAGCTAAGCCCAGTACCAAGACCGGTGTTATATGAACCGTAGCCGTATTGCGTAGACATTACGGCGGGTGCGTACTGCGCCTCTACAGTCGGCTTATCAGCTGACTTGATCCCTAAGGTTTGTAGTAATCCCATGAGAGGGATAATCTCCAAAAGTCAAGCACAAAATCCGAAAACTCTCGGCGTGTCTCTAGACGTATACTTTAGCCTCGCCCATTGGTTGAGTAAGGATATGGACGATAAAACTTAGGTTAATTGCTATATCGACGGGCCCGGCAGATTTTCTCCGGATGATACGCCACGAGGCATCGGACTCTTTAGCTGCGCAATTAGCCATATGGGCAACGAGTTCATCCTGCCCACTATGTACTAGGCGCTTATTAGCAAGAGCTTCGTACAGATCGCCGGATGCCTGATAACCCTTTTGCCCTGAGATGTCGGTTATCTGTATGCCGTTTGCCTCGAGGCGCTTGGCAATAGAGGCGGTCGTGTATTTGTCGTAACAGACTTGTCGAGGGTAGTAGACCTTGGCCCACTTGGCGATGGCATTAGCTACAAAGAGCTCATCAATGGATACGTCTGAGTGGAATATCTCAAGGACTGCTACGCCGATACGGCCGTCCTCGAGGACTTGGCCCATGCACAGCGATCCATCTCTGCGACTCGGACTAACGTCAAAGGCAAATATCGTAAGAGGCCCCACCGACAATTTTAGATCGCTATCGGCTGCATCCTCAACGGCCATATGTGGCCAAGGGCTTTGTGTCGATGAAATCCATTGGCAGAGCATCTCGGTCTTTGTCGTTTCTACTGTTTGAGTACTAACAGCTTCGGCTAAAACGCTTTCATCGAATAGGTAGCCGAGGGCAGGATTGGAATAGGCCCAGCCGTCGCGGTCTGTAATGCTGCAAAACTGCGGGGCGCTGTACTCGTAAAAGCCAAAAGTCTCAGGCGGAAAAGACATAGCTCTTTCGCGTAGATCATTAAGGACAGTACTAAAGGCATCCCCGGCATTAGAGGTATAGAGGCTCTGACTATTGGCCTTGGCTCGGGTCGTAGGGGTTGCAGCTCTAAAACCTTCCTCGCTGATTTCACGGATTTCATCGATGTATAAAAATGAGGCTGACCTGCCGCGACTGCCGTCTCTAGTAGCTGCGACCACGTCGAGCCTGTGTCCATTTTTTAATTCTATGGACTCCGTGCCATTGGCATACCGGATCTGTCGTACCTGTTTGCTCAGCTCACTAGATCCCTCGATGGCATAGGCCACTTGTCTAAAGGTGTCTAAAGCCATCGATCTATTAGAGCTCATAATGAGCACGTTAGGGCTATCGAATAAAAACATATGCCCCAGCATCATCATACGCGCGAGGTGAGTTTTTCCCTGCTGTCTGGACGTGAGCACCAAATTACTGCGCCTTCTAAACATCCCATCCTCAGATATGGATGTCATGTCACGGATAATAAAATCCTGCCACGGTAAAAGCGGTAGACCAATGGACTCTGCGAGCTCTGCAATTTCATCGCCGCGATTTGGGCCCTTGAGATAGGGACTATGTAGCCGAGGCTCAGTAGCCCCCTTACGGCCCGGAAAGACTTGCTCCATTTATTTATCCATCCTGTTTAGTCTGGCCTACACACGGCCCGATAGGGACTGTGCTGGTCGTTTTCGGGGAGGTATGGATTGAAAAGGCAGGGGGGTCTCTCCCTCCCCTCT